CTCAAGGTCTGATTTAACATCTGCACCGATTACTGCGTAGAACGCTTTAGCAACTGGAACTGTACCAACTTTAGTTGAACCTGTTACGATTGATGTGTTTTTCTTAGCACGATTACGTACTAGCTTACGAACACCTTTACGAATCAAGTCGTAAGATACTTTCCACTCTGCATCTTCTGTACCATCTACAGCAAGTGAATCACCGATTGTACCCATTGAAGTTGCGTCACCTGCAAATAATACTGTAGCAGTACCAAGCATATCTAACTGAATTAAGTCTTCGTAACGAGAGTTAGCTAGTTCACCTAGTTCTTCACGGTATTTAACTTGAATGTAATCTTCTGAGAAGATTTCAACTTCATCTGTGTAATCCAACATTTCACCGTAACGTGCAATCGACGTATTGAATGTAACTTTTTGTAGTGAACGCTTATTAACAGCACCTGCACCTTCAGCTAGTGTAGCATTTGTTAGCGCAGTTGACACTTCATCAGCTGTTCTAGCAGTCATGAACCCTTTTGCAGCAAAGTCAGCATCACCAGTCGAACGGTCATACATATGCTCGAATCTACTAATCTTGAATGTTTTACCCATTTTCTTAGGCATTGACTTTTTGTCAGCCCATTGTCCGTACACATTCATTCTATTAGCAGCTTTGACACCTGCTCTGTCGTAGAAATGTGTAATTGTATTTGCACCAGCAGTTGAGTTCAACCCTGTACCATAAACGTTACTTGTAGCCATCTTATTAATCCTTATCTTATCTAAGTTCTTTCGGAACTTTTAATTTTGTTCCAGGTCATACCCTTATGTGATTTTCGTTCACCATTGCAAACTCTAATCACACATGATGGAGTAAATCCTGCAGCCTTTAATAATTCTTTACTTTCAATACTTACAACAGCACCAGTTTTTAAGCAAGTTCCAATGTACTCTGTCATACCTTTTCCCTCATTCATACTATTAGTGCTAAAGCCCGTATCCCAAGCATGAGTTATATTTTTGTTGTCTACTGCACCATTCCAGATTTTCTACTGAGTTATTAGTCTTATCACCATTTATATGGTTCACTTCCTCATACTCATTAGGATTATCCAAATATGCTTCAGCCACTAATCTGTGCACATATTTACCAGTCACAGGATCACTCCACTTAGCTTTTCTTAAGGCAACTCTCATATACCCTTTATTACTATGGGCCTTTAACTCTGTAACAGGCGTTTCTTGCACACCTTCATAAGGTTTCATCATACTATATACAGTACCGTCTGGACTAACCGCATATCTGCTATTAAATCCATCAATTATCTTAAACTCCATTTGAGCTCCTTTATTATATCCTAAATTTCAGGAATTATAACATTAGTCGCCTTATGGAACCCTTAACCAAGTCCCACAATTTAATGTGAGTCTTGTACCTTATTATACCAATCATCGAATGCCTCATCTGAGTCATCCAAGTAATCAGTCACCTTTTTCTGTGCTCCTCCACCTTTCTTAGTTGGAGTAGCAGCCTTTCTTTTAGCCGAATCGCTTTTAACAGATGTACGCTTAACTTCAGCAGCTTTTACACTGTCAATTCTAGCTTTCTCTGCAGCAACCCTTGCCCTCTCAGCACTGGCAGTATTATCTGCAACGGCTTGAGCTTGCTGGTCTTGTTGACGACCAAAGTATTGTTGAGCAGCCATTTTGTAGTACTCTAAGTCACTTTTAGTCCCGCCGTCATACACCTTTAACTTATTAGCTATTGGGCTAACTTGATTGAACACACCACTTTTTACGTCAGTGTGTAGCAACTTAATCATGCTCGGGTCTTCTACGAAGGCCTCAACTGACTTGTTATCCCATTGCTTGTTAATGATGTTATGTGTTGTACGGTACTCAGGGTCTTCCCCAATTTCGTCAACAATATCTTTTATCGCCAGTTCTGTATCGTTCCGACCATAATCCTTAGCAACATAATTTGCATTTTCAACATCTAAGTCGAGGGCATCTACGCCTGTTCTCTTTAGTACATTAGCAATCGCATCTTTGTCACCCTTCAACACATCAATCATTAGATTAATGTCCTCTTGTCCTAGGTTAGCTTGCTCGATAGCGTCTATCTGCTTGCGCCATGGTTTGAGTTGTTGCATTTTCTTTGTATAGTCTGTAGCCTGCGGAAACATCTTATCGAACATCGCTAACTTTTCTTGGTTAGTGAACTCGTAATCAACCCCATTTGCACGCGTTTTTGACACAGTACTAAGAAAACTATCTAATCCTGCTTGTGTTGGTTGCGATTTATCTTCAGCAGATTCTTCAACTTCTTCGTCTGATTCTCCATCTACAGCTTCAAGTTCCTCGTCAGGTTCACCTTCATTCTCTTCTTGGTCATCCGAATCATCTTCTTCTACCTCATCATCATCACTAGTATCATCATCGGAATCCTCTTCAGGTTGTTCCACTTCATACTCTTCATCACCATCTTCATCTTCATACTCAGTAGAGTCTGATTCAATCGCAGTGTCTGGGCTTTCTAACTCAGCCTTAGCAGCTTCGTAAGCAGCCTCTAACGCATCATCATCTAATTCTGTTACATCAACTGCCATAACCTACTCCTCATCATCTGCATCTGCAGGGATAGTTCCTAAGTTGTGAATTGTTGCAAAGTAGTCTTCAAGTTGACTAATGGCTACTAATTGTTCCATCACATCACCTCTTGCACCAGCTTTCTTAACGTAATCAGTTGCGAGTAAGCTCACACCATTAATTGCTTTATCTTTGAAGTACCCTTGTTTAATCACTAATTTGAAGTCTTCGTTAGTCTCCAATCTTTCTAGTGCGTCATGCATGGTTACCCAGTACTCATTCTCTACTGTTAGTAGATCTTTATTTCCGTCTATGTCTTTCAACTGACTTTCTGCTTGGTTAATTAACATTGGTTAATTCCTTTAAAGTTATAGTTTTAGCTTTTTTGGACTTCTTATTTTGGTCACAGGAGTTTAACACCCCCATTATACAAATACTTACCTTAATCTAATCTTACTACGCAAGTTCTTTAAGCTTGTATAGCGTTTTGCTGTAGCATGCTTCAATGTTATCAATGATTGCATCTAGCATTCTCATCTCACAACCTTCTCCAAGCATTTTAACTTCTTTTATATGTTGTTCCAATGTTCCTACTGGATCATTTAAGTCACCTATTAAGTTGACGAATGGAATGTCTAA